ACCAAAGCCACTACTTTTTGACTTTGATAACGGAGTGCATCGTGTGAACTTCGCACACTTGCAAGATGTGGACACTGTACAGATACGTTCTTATCAGGATTTTTTGGACGTGCTTAACAATGAAAACCTTACTCCTTATGAAACCTTTGTTATTGATACAGGGGGCAAAATGTTAGACTTTATGGGCGAGTATATCATTAAGAACAATCCTAAAATGGGGCGTGCTAATGGTATGCTGACATTACAAGGATTTGGAGAACGTAAGATGATGTTTTCAGCACTTGTGAAGCGCATCAGCATAATGAATAAGCACGTGGTATTTGTGGCTCATAGAGAAACAAAAACAGAGGGCGATGATACTCGTTACATTCCTCAGTTTGGAGGGACAAACTACGATAACCTTGTAACAGAGTTAGACCTTGTAGGGTATGTAGAGGCGCAAGGGCGTGAGCGTACTATCACCTTTGACCCTACCTCACGAAATGATGGTAAAAACTCTTGCAATTTGCCACCGCTCTTTAAGATACCTACTATCATTGATGAGCAGGGTAATCCTACCGCTCCTAATGACTTCTTCACAACGCACGTAATTGAGGCGTACAATGCACGATTGGAGCAGCATCGCAAGGCTAATGAGGCGTACATAAAACTGGTAAAAGATATTGAGGATAATATAGCGGTTATAACCGATATAGATAGCCTTAATGAGACTGCGCAACGCTTGCAAGAGTGGCAGCATATAGGTAACTCTAAGATAGTAGCGGGACGCAAACTCAATGAGAAGGCGGCGACTTTGAATGCGAAGTTTAACAAAGAGAGCAAGCAATATGAAGCAGTATAACATATATCCTACCTTGTTGGATAGTTTTACTAACTATCTTAATTCATCGGTAATCTATCAGCAGTTTTGGGGCTCATCTGAAGCCCCTACGCTGACAGAGGAGGAGTACGAGCGTCAAGCCTTTCAAGACCTCATTAACCGCATTAATAGAGTGCCTTTTGAGAGTGAAGCCGCTGACAAGGGTACTGCCTTCAATGAGATTATAGACTGTATAGTTGAGGGGCGCAAGAGTACTAAGATAGATATTCACAGCGAGGGCGAGGTTATAACGGCGACAATCAATGGCAGGCAGTTCGTATTTTCAAAGGAACTTGCTAAGAGTATAGCGAACCCTTTGAAAGAGGAGAATGCGCTTACTCAATACCGAGTTGAAGGTACTATCAGCACTCAATATGGTGAGGTCTTTTTGTACGGCTATTTAGACTATTTGCTACCCTTTAAGGTGGTAGATTTAAAGACAACGGGCAAATACAATGCTTTTAAGTATCGCAACAACTGGCAGCACATTGTATATCCTTACTGCTTAAATCAGCAAGGCATTGAGATAACCGATTTTGAGTATTTAGTTACTGATTTTAAGGGGGTGTATAAAGAGGCTTATGCCTATATGCCTAAGTTGGATATACCGCGATTAAGGGAGGTGTGCGAGCGATTTATTGAGTTTTTGAAAAGCAACCGAGAACTCATTACTGACAAGAAGATTTTTAATGAACAAACTGCATAAGAGTAGAAGTTTTTATAAGTAAATTTTAAATAAAATGAGTAAGAAAATTAAAAATGGAGAACAGCCTATAATAGCTATACCTTTATTCATTAGTAATGACAATGATAATAAAGATGTAGATAAAATTGCTATAGCAAACGAATATCTTATGGAAAGATACCCTTCAAACATCGCTCACTGTTTAGGAATAACTAAGCGTGAACAAATAGCGATAGAAGCGGCAAAAGCTATGTTAAGTAAGGGTAATGAAAGTATATACATAGTTGCAGGAAAAGCCGTGTTATTTGCTGATGCTTTATTAGAAAAACTTGAAAAACAACAAGAATATGGAAACAGTATTTAAAAAAGGAATGAAGGTCTATGACCAATTAAATTTTCCTAATAAGGAAGGCGTAGTTGTAGAGGTAAATAATGATGAAAGTGATGAGTATCCTATAGGAGTATCATTTGAGAATGAAGAAGGTCGATACTACTATACCCCTGAAGGTTGCTTTTATAAAGAACAAATTTCAACCCTTTCAACAAAACCTTATAAGGTGGAGTTTCAAGGCTTTGAACAAAAAGCACCTGCACCAACTTTTGAGGAAGCGTGGACGGAAACTGAGAGAATTTACGAACCTAAAAGTGAATACGATAAGGAAGAATTTGGAGGTTATCCTTCACAAGAGTTGGCAAATGCAGCTGAAGCGTTAAGAAGATTGTTATTTCTTAGAGACTACTATAATGAAGGTTGGCAACCTGATTGGAAAGATAATAGTGATAAATGTTGTATTACACTACGTAAAGGAAAATTTACTCCCAGAATATATTATTTTGATTTTGAGGTTCTACATTTTAAATCTATAAAAATAAGAGACAAATTCCTTGAAGAACAAAGAGAACTATTAGAAATCGCAAAACCTTTATTATAACTATGGAAAAATACACATTTTGCAAAGTGTATGAGTATGAAGATAGACAAATACTCGTGCAGAAAGAATACAACGGAGATAATGAGACCTACTTCACAAAAGTAACTACATCTAACGGAGAATTATTGACATCTTTATCTTATGGGTTTGCTACTGAAGAAGCCTCTATCGAATGCTTTGACGCTTTGACAAAAGACAAAGCATTAGAAATCTTCAAGAAAATGAGAATTATAAAGTAATAACTATGGAAATACAAGGCACTATCATTGAGCGTACAGAGGTACAGCATAAAACGCAAACATTCAGCCTACAAGAGTTTTTTTTGGATTGCTCAACCTACAACCAGCAAACGGGTGAGCGTTGGGAGAATGTTTTAAAGTTCCAAGTAACGAACGACAAAATGAACCTTTTGGCACAATTCCAAAATGGGCAGCGTGTGAAGGTAAGGTTTAACATTCAGGGTTCGTTCTTCGAGCACGAGGGACAACGAAAGCACGCTCAAAGGCTAACAGCATTCGGTATTGAGGCGATACAAATACAAGCCCCACCACCACAATACCAGCCGCCTATGCAGCAATACCAGCAAGCCCCACAAGGTTACGTACAGCAACCGCAATATGTGCAACCTGCCTACCCTCCACAAGGGCAACCGCAATATCAGCAGGGGCAAATGTTTAACAATTACGGACAAGCACCTTCGCAAGGGGACGGCATACCGTATTAAGGTAAAACAAAAAAAGCAAGTATCAATCGGGATAGTAGCAGGTTCGAGTCCTGCCTTGCTTTCAAAATAAAGACAAAATGGAAGCACTGAAAAAAGAGGCTAAAGATATTCAAAATTACTTAGAGATTAGTTGCTCGGATAACCCAGAGGAAATGGTGGAACATATTAAAGAATTGTCGGTATATATGGCTCGTAGTGGTGAGATGCTCGCCAAGGCAAAGTATTTATACAACCAACGCACAACGGCTGAAATTACAAAGACTATCATAGCCATAGCAAAGGAGCAATATCTATCGGCAACGGCTCAAAATGCCTTAGTTAAGGGCATCGCTCAAGAGGAGCAGTTTCTTGTAGATTGGTTGGAGCGTATTAACCGCACTTGTACGCATCAGATAGAAGCCCTTAGAAGTCTTTTGAGTTATGAAAAAGAGAATTTAAGGATAACAAAAACAGGGTATTAAGCAATTTTCACCCCTCGTTAAGCAAGGACAAAAACAAATTGTAAAGCACTGAATATCATAGTGAAAATATAAATAAACAAGTTTTAAAGTAAAATAAGCAATGAAAGAAACCGTTAATCGTTTTGAAGAAGAGGTAATCACCACCTCCAACCTATCCGAGATGAAGGATAAGTACTTAGCTGAGACACTTTACAGAAAATGTACTGAGGACTTCGTAGATGAAAGCACAGGGGAGTTGGTCAGTATAGAACGAAAAGAGATAATCTTTGACCGTGGTACATTCTTAGACCATCACAACTTAGAGGAAATTAATTTTTTCTTACAGAGTGGGGATATTTCCCAAGTGAAAGTAAGCAATGTAAAAAGACAAGCTACTTTAGTGAATGGTAACGCTGCTGTATGGGTAGCCGTGGTTAAGCTCCAAGGCAAGAAACAGACCTTTTACTTATATGCTAACAGTGTAGATACAGCCATGCAGATACTCACTGACTACATAGAGCAGCGCTACGAGGGATCGTTTGAAGTAGTATCTCTCAAGGAGCAGGAGTACCTGTATATCGTAACCTTGGCCAAGGAATTAGAGGAGGAACGAAAGGTTAATTACTATATCGTTGAAATGGAGATTAAGTCGGATAGTTATACACGTCCTTACGAAAAGTTCTTAGTAAAAGCCATTAACGCCGAAGAGACCAAACCGCTATGTATTGCCTTTTTTGATCGTATAATGAAGGAGAACGAGAAGGTAATACCTTACACAATGACACTACTATCGGCCAAGGTAATGAAGATAGAAGCCGTAATTGACCACGCCTTTTGCCATGAGTATATAGTAAGACCAGAAGATGAGAAAAGTTATTAGTTTCTTTAGAAGGCTACCCCGATAGGCAAGCACTCACGTTCGAGCCGTGAGCGGGGACTAAGATTAAAAACATAAAGTAAATGAATATTTATGATAAAAAGAAAAGAACTATAAAGTTCAGAGGTAAAACTCCACAAGGAAAATGGGTATACGGATATTATCTCATACGAGAAGAAGAAAGTCCAGTTATTGAGACATCAGTACCTTATACAATTCATTACATTATAGATTATGCTGATTTCAAAGGATTAAATGAAAATGAAATATTACCTGAAACATTAGGACAATTTTCTGGAGTATACACTATAGGAAACAAAGAAATCTACGAGGGTGATATTATCAAATTCTATAATAAAATGTGGGAAGTAGTATGTGATTATGAAGATGCTCATTCATTCTATTTAAGAACTATTAGAGACCCTTATATAGCAGAGAATATGAGTAAATTTACAAGGGGAGAAGTAATCGGAAACATTCACGACAATCCTGAATTACTTAACTAAATGTCCAAAACCCGTCTAAAAAAACGACTGAAAAATGACTGAAAAACGACCAAAAACAGCATAACTACCTAATAACCAACCCCTACCAAATGGCTAAAAAGCCGTCTAATTTATTTAACCGATTTGAAGGAGATTGAGTGCGCATAAATCTTTATCAAATCTCTAATTTCAAATCAAAATGAATGAGTATCAGAAATTCCTAAAATCAAAGGAACGAAAAGTAGCCGAAGCGGGTTTTGAACTTCCTGATGAAGAATTAAACCCTAACCTATTCGACTTTCAGCGTTACATTGTAGCGAAAGCCTTAAGAGTGGGTCGGTATGCCATCTTTGCCGATTGCGGACTTGGAAAGACCCTAATGCAATTGGAATGGGCACACCAAGTAAGCAAGCACACACAGAAGCCTGTAATAATACTTTGCCCTCTAGCAGTAGCAGGACAAACCATACAAGAGGGGCAAAAGTTCGGTATTGAGGTGCAAAAGTACAGCAATAACGAACTATTACAAGGTGTGTATATCAGCAATTACGAGCAGTTGGATAATATCAATACCGCTCAATTCGTAGGGGTGGTGCTTGATGAAAGTTCAATACTGAAGAACTTCACAGGTAAGTACAAAAACCAACTCATCAAAGAGTTTAAAAACACCCCTTACAAGTTATGCTGTACGGCTACCCCAAGTCCTAACGACTTGAATGAAATAGGCAATCACTCCGAGTTTCTTAACGTATTAGACGCTCAGGATATGCGTGCTAAGTGGTTCGTGCGTGATGAGGGTATGAATAACTACCGATTAAAAGGGCACGCTACTAACGACTTTTACGGCTGGATTAGTTCCTGGGCTACTATGCTTACCAAACCTTCAGATATAGGTTTTAGTGCTGAGGGCTATGAGTTGCCTAAACTCAATTACATTGAAAAGGAAATACAGACAAAAAAGCGTGATAATGGTATGCTTTTCAATCCTTACTCGGTGAGTGCTACCGAATTCCAAAAGGAATTGCGTAACACGCTTGACCAGCGATTGGAAGCAGTAGCCGAGATAGTAAATAATTCAGAAGAAGCGTTTATCATTTGGGTAAATCAGAATGAGGAGGAAAAGAAAGCCCTTGCACTCATACCCGATGCGGTAGCGGTGAATGGTAGCGAAAAAACAGAAGTCAAAGAAAAGAAACTACTCGGATTTGCTAATGGTGAATTTAGGGTGCTGGTAACGAAAAAGAAAATAGCCCAATTCGGTATGAACTTTCAGAATTGCCACAATCAAATATTCGCAAGCCTCGACTTCTCATTCGAGGGTACATACCAAGCCGTCAGACGCTCCTACCGCTTTGGACAAACAAAAGAAGTAAATATCTATTTCATAACTACAGACACAATGGAAAACGTAAAACAAACTCGTGAGCGCAAAGAACAACAATTTAAGGAAATGCAAGCCCAAATGAATAAATTCATCAATGGCAACGCCTTTGGACTACTCAACTCGTACGAGTTTAAAGAAGTAAAAACGCCTAACTATTGGCTAATGAAAGGCGACAGCTGCATAGAGATTAAGCGCATTCCTGATAACTCAGTCGATTTAATCATCTTCAGCCCCCCATTTAGTTCCTTGTTTACCTACTCAAACTACATTCACGATATGGGTAACAACGAAAGCCACGAGGACTTTTTTAAGCAATATACATTCCTTTTGCACGATTTGTACCGTATTCTTAAACCAGGCCGTTTAATGGTTTGCCATACCAAAGATTTGGCTGTATATAAGAACTCAAGCGGCTACACAGGGCTGTATGACTTCACAGGCGACCACCATAGAGCGGTGGAAGCGGTAGGCTTTAAATACCATTCAAAGGTGAATATCTGGACCGACCCAGTATTAGAAATGCAGCGCACAAAAACACAACGCCTACTATATAAACAACTTCGCAAGGATAGTAGTTATACAGGGGTAGGACTGCCCGAATATTGTACCATATTTCGCAAGTGGGAAGGCGATGAGGAAACTTGGACACCAATTAACAACAAGAATAAAGAGAACTTTCCATTAGAGGTTTGGCAACATTGGGCATCACCAACTTGGAATGTAGAAAAGAGCGATATAGACCACCTACACAAGGTAATGGAAGATTACAAAGTAAATACGTGGTTTGATATTAAGCGTACCGATGTACTCAATGGCAAAAAGGAAGCCATTGATTTAGGCGATGAAAAGCATATTGCCCCGCTACAATTATCAGTTATCAAGCGTTGCGTGCAGATGTGGAGTAATAAGGGTGAAACGGTATTTACACCCTTCTTAGGGATAGGCAGCGAAATATACGAAGCCGTTAGTTTAGAACGCTATGGTATAGGGATAGAGCTTAAAGACAAGTACTTTGAAACCGCTGTTAAGAATGTAAATACAATAACCGAGAAACAACGACAATTAACCTTATTCTAAATACATCATTCATTTGTCTCCCCTTGTCTTTGGCGAGCGTTATTATTTGGCGTGCCATTGTACAGAGAGCAAGTTAAGGGCAAGGGGAGTTTTTTAACACCTACACTATGGAAAGAGAAACATTTGTTTTTTACAAAGATTGGTTGAATGTTATTCGGGATTTGCCAAGTGAGGTTCAGTTGGAAGTTTATCAGGCTATTACGGAATATGCCATATATGGTAACTTGATTGAACTAAAACCACTTGCAAAAGTAGCATTCGGATTTGTAAAGCAAACGATTGATAGGGATACACAAAAGTATATATCAATCAAAGAAAAGAGAAAAGAAGCAGGAGCAAAAGGAGGTAGACCACTGAAAATCAACAAATTAGAAGAAAGCAAAGAAAAGCAAAAAAACCAATTGGTTTTTGAAAAAAGCAAAAAAAGCAAATGCCCCCTTAATGTAAATGTAAATGTAAATGATAATGTAAATGATTTATTTCAACAAACAAACAAACAAGCGGGTGCGCACGAAGAAAATCCTGAAGCCGAAAAACAGCCCCTAAACGCTTACGAAGACTTCAAAGGAAACTTACCAGCACTCGAGGCTTGGTTCGCCAAACGTTGGAATGATGCTAAGAAACATTACAAGGCAGGAGTAATTGGCAAAGTCGCCATACTTGGGCAGTCTAAGTTAAACCTCATTGATGTCGCTAAAACATACACCCAACGAGAGATTGATTTAGCTATCAAAGGCGTTTTCATTCAGAAAGAGATTTACCCACAGTTCACCCTATCGCCTGACAAAATGTTAGAAACAGACCATTTTAGCAAGTTTTATAACGCTGGACTAACAAATACTCAACTCTACAATGAAAGCTCACAAAAAGGGAAAAAAAGCAGCAAAAAAGGAGTAATGCGCAACGTAGGCGACTTGTAGAATGCAACTAACAACTAAAAACCGACAAAAATGAGCAAAAACACAATCGACTTAGACATCGCAATGCGTCGTCTTGCATACCTCGCTAAACGCAAAGGAAATGTCGATGATAAAGAAGCGTTCAACTCCGTACTGAAGTTTATCAATGCAACACAAGAATACCAGACAGAAAAGTACCCTTTGCTATCAAGGTTATTCTGCTTTGTATTCCTAAATCGCTATTTATTCGCTAAAGAAAAAGACGAAAAAATAACAGCCAGCGGCATATTGGCACACGTGCACCAAATCGTTCAAAAACCCCTCGAATGGTGGATAGACGATATAGTCGAAAATACTAAGATGATGCGATACGAAACCGCTTATAAAGACTATAACGAAGCCCTAAGAGAGGCTAACAGAATAGCCGAAGCAAACAAAGCACCAGCAGAGCAAACCACAAGCCTAAAAGACGAGTATCGCTCACAAGATATATCCCGCATTGTTGAGGCAAAAAACAACATCGTCAAAGAGCGAATGGCAGACTGCATCGCTGTTTTGCAAAAAGAGTACAAACGTGAAGATATAGAGTATTTTATCAAATCAGAAATCACTAAATTATTGCTATTATGTCGCTAAAAGTACAAGAAATTGAGGACGGTATAGAGCTTTCACCATTCGATGATTTATGGTTCGCCCGCGAGTACGAAAAAGCATACATACCCCTCGATAAACCCCTCCCACCGCCCGAAACACTTATCAGCATCGGAGAGCATCAGTACAAAGGCAACTACTACCCTACAACAGTAATGACGGCAGGAAGTTTTAGCGTAATTGCAGCACCAAGTAAGAGTAAAAAAACACTTTTCAAAACGCAACTATGCGCTACCTACATCGGCGGAAATGCAGCCTATCGCTTCCCACTACTACGTACCCACCGCAAGAGTGATGAGTATGTATTAGACTTCGATACTGAGCAGTCCGACTACTACGCCCAACGTACTTTTAAAGGCGTTGCCGAAGTAGTAGGTACAATATACCCTCAGTACCTAACATTCAAAATATGTCACCTAACCGCTGAGGAGCGTGTTGCATTCATTGACAAGGCATTAGAGCGTTACAAAGGTAAGACGAAGATGGTGTTTATCGATGGTATAGCCGACCTGATGAACGATGTAAATAACCTCGAATGGAGTAACCAAATCGTACATAAACTTATCAAGTGGGCAGACCAGTATAAGATACATATATGCACAATTATTCACGTAGCCTATGGGGTAACAAAAGCCACCGGACACTTAGGGAGTGCCGTCACCAAGAAAGCAGAAACAGTCTTTTTGCTCAAGCCAGACGAAAACAACAAGGATATAGTGGAAGTACTACCGCAATACACACGAGGCTACCCGTTTGAAGCCTTTAAGTTTATGGTAGATAGCAGCGACTTTACGATTTACCCTTATGATGAATTTACAGGCACAATGGCAAAACCAACGTACAACGTGCCAAGAATGCCCACACAAGAGCGGAGCAATAACGCAATACCCACCGCATCGCCTAATGAAGCATTTGCGAAAAAAGAGCCTGAAGACGATGTACCATTTTAAACCGAACACAAGGCGAACACTAACCGAAGACAAACCGAACACAAAAACACCTAAAAATGAACAACAACAGATTTATAACAGAACTCCGTGCAAGAGGGCTAAATATAACTCTACAAGAAGCACGAACCCTAATGAATATCGCAATTGCCGAGCACGATAAAGCAGTTGTAATGCCCATACTCAAGCGTGAGAAGATAGCCCATTACGCAATCCTTGCCCTATCGTATGCCGATAGCCTCAACGAACTAATGCACGGAATTGACGACACCAAATTTAGCCACGAATTTAAACGCTCATTTCGTAGGCTAAAACTATATAGCGGCGAGGCGGTAGACCAATTCAAAAAGACAATGAAAGACGACAAAGTACTATTAGACGCCTTTGAGTCGTACTCTAACGACCTATCAGAAATGATATACCAGCATTTAGACGTAATTAATGAAAAGTATAAAGAATAATGAAAAAACAATCACCACAAGAACAAGAAGCAGTCGAGTTATTCGAGTATGCTGCTCGCAATCTTATCAAGGAGTTTTGCCAAAAACAGGACCTACAATTTGAATTTGACAATTACGATGTAGGGGGAGGTATTATATGTTTATCAGACTATATTTTCAATATCGAGGATATATACTACGATATGAAGCACAACAAACCCAAAGGAAAGATACTGCAATGGTACGACTATGTACTAACACACGAGTCTAACATCAATTACCGCTCCTATTGTATGGGGCTTAGAGAAGAATTAAAAACTAAAAATATCAACAAATGAGAACAATAAAAGAACTAGTCCCACTTATCCAAGAGTGGGCAAAAGAAAGAGAAATCTATGAGCAACTAACGCCATTTGATGAACTCCTCAAAACCCACGAGGAAGTCGGAGAACTAATAAAGGCGTGTTATGACAACGACAAACCCGCTATTCAGGACGCCATTGGCGATGTAATGGTAACCCTCATCAATTACTGCTATTTTAGGAATGAGAATTTTAACAATGTATTTCTATATGGATTATCATTACGACCTATTATAGAGGATACTTGTTTAAAACAATCATTCTCAGTAAATAGTACGCTTATTGATCTTTTCAAATTTGAGTGTAATAAGACAAAGTATAATGACGATGTAGACTTTGTTTATGAAGCTATGATCTACTTTGTTAAACATCTCAATGGTTTTACTAAACTACTCAAAGGAACAACCTTAGTAGACTGCCTAAACATCGCCTACAACGAAATCAAAGACAGAAAAGGCAAAATTATTAACCGAAAATTTATCAAAGACAAACAAGATGAATAAACAAGAATTATTAAGTTATCTGAAAGAGGCACAAACACACCTATCAGAGGTTGAGAAACACACTGGTTTTCATAATGAAATAATGAAAAAACTCTATTTACAAATTCCTCCTGAACTTAGTAAGGATAAAGAAATAGATAATTTACTCAAAGAATTGGACAATCGCAATGAAGAGGTTGCCATAAGTTGGTCAATGTATTTGTTTAAAGGATAAAAATGAAAATCTACATATCAGGTAAAATATCAGGCACAGACCTAACAGAAACCCGCAAACGCTTTGCAGCCGTAGCCAAAGCAACGAAAAGATTAGGCTATGAGCCCGTAAACCCCTTAGAAAACGGACTATCAGAGCACGACAGCTGGGAAGCGCATATGCTTAAAGATATTGCCGACCTACTACAATGCAAGGCTATCTATATGCTACAAGGCTGGCAAGAAAGCAAGGGTGCACGTATCGAGCACTACATCGCTACCAAAATAGGAATGCCTATAATGTATGAGATAGAGTTTGACTAATAACAATCACTTAACAGGAAGCCGTTAGTATTACACTAACGGCTTTCATATTAACAGCCGTTTTGCCCCGTCAAAATGACTATGTAAAATTACTATGCAAAATGCTGGTAAACAAATAATTATATCATTTTTTTGTAGGAATAGTTTAAAGTTTTTCGTATCTTTGCAGCCGAAATTGTAATGTAAGTTATTTTATATGAAAACGAATGTAGTAATGCAAAGCGCAGACCGTAATTTGTTTGGTATAATCATCAAACAAAACACAAAGAACGGGCAAAGTTTATCAGTATCTGACCTTATGAAAGCGTATGAAAAAGCAAGGTATCAGTATGGGTGGAGCGAGAAAAATATATCTATGATAATGAACTCTCAGGGTTTCATTGAAAGGGTGTATCATATTCTAAATGAGAGGGATATGATAAAAGTAAGTTTTCTTAGTTTTATAGAGTTTGTTGAAAATGAAGGGGTTATAAAAGTACTCAAAGGATTAGGCGTTTGGAAAACCACAGGGAAAGGAGAGAATAAATCAGTATTCGCTGACCCTTATATATGGGTATTATTAGCTATGGAACTAAATCCTCTCATATATGCAAAAGTCGTAATGTGGCTTACTGACAGCCTTATTTTCAATCGTATATTAGCAGGTTCAGAGTTTTTACCTATGAATAGAGCAATATCATCTGTTATTTCTAATCCTGATTACTCACTTTATTGTCGAGAAATTAATAATAAAGTTTTTGGACGACACGAAAAAGGAATTAGAAATACAGCATCTGACAAAGAACTACGACTAATTTCTGATATAGAAAAATTTGTTACACAACTCATTGAGCAAGGAATATTAACTAATGAGCAACAACTTCTAAGAGTAATCACTAACTATAAAGCAGCATAACTATGGAAGAAACAAATAATATTGAAACAAACGAACTCACAAATGCTATTAATCGTTTAAGTAAATTTAAAGCAAGTAATGATTATATAGAGGAATATCACAATCACAAAACGGTATTACTATCATTAATTGATTACCAGCGCAACGAAGTAGAACGATGTATAAAATCAGGATTTTTAAATCACAATCAAGGTGCATTTTTAATTGATAATTTAAATGGGTTGATGGAATACGCTCGTTTATTCACTAATCTAATAAGCGATGAAGACCTATCCGATATAGCAGAAGTGATAGAACAATCAAGCCTAATATTACCAAAAATACCATTTTAACAATGAAACACCAAGAAAGCACCCTACAAACCACTTGCGTACGCTGGTTTAGATACCAATACCCGCAGCTCGTTATATACGCCGTTCCTAATGGTGGCAGTCGCAACGTTCGTGAAGCGCAACGCCTCAAGGCAGAGGGCGTATTATCAGGGGTAGCCGACTTGGTAGTACTCCTGACACAAGGCAAAAGCCTCTATATCGAAATGAAAGTCAAAGGCAATCGCCAAACTGCCAACCAAAAGGATTTTCAGAAGAAAGCCATCGCATTGGGGCATACCTACGCAGTATGCTACACCTTTGAGGAGTTTCAGCAAGTAGTTGAAAATCAAATACAGAAATAGCAAAATACAAGAATTCAATAAAATTATATACAAAAGACACTGTTAAATTATATATCTAAATGATACGTATAAAACCAAGTAAGAGAAACACAAACAAGCACACAGAAAAAGGTATGGAACTACTCGGAAACTCTATCGACGAGGTGGGAGTGATTGAGAGTATATCAGTAACCAAACAGGGGACAATCATTTCAGGACACGCACGAAAAGAGAAGTTTGACGAAAAGGGATTAGTACCAAAGGAAATAACTCTTGCGGAGAATGAGTATCCTGTAATTGTTCGCAATGATATAGAAGACGATACAGATACCTACTACAAGGCACAAATATTAGCAAACACTACCGCGCATCAAAACTATAATATAGACCTTGAAGAGGTAGAAGCAATAGCAGATGAGTATGGTTTTGAATTAGAAGATTTGGGGGTTGAGATTGAAGAAAAGGACATAAACTATTCAGAAGATAGTTTTAATGAAAATGAACTAATAGACGATTCAAGAAACAAACCTGCAATTATAAAAATAACTTTTGAAAATGTAGAACAATTGCAAAAGGCAGAAGCTGATATTACAGAATTAATTGATAGAAAATATAAAGGAGCTTACTTTTCTGTAAGTTGTGGTGAATTATGAGATTAGAATTGGCAAGCAATAAAGCGATAAAATATAGTTGTTTGAATTTTCATTATGCAAAATCAGTACCAGTGAATACATTTGCTTATTCAGTATTTAATGATAATAACGAATGGTGTGGCTGTGTAGTATTTGGGACAGGCAGTAATAATAATATTGGATCAGAATATAATCTAAAACAAGGACAAATCATAGAACTTGTAAGAATGGCGCTTAATGGTAAGCAAGAAACTACATCACAAGTATTAGCAAAAGCAATTAAGAAAGTAAAAAAAGACGTCCCTTTGTGCAAAATGATAGTCTCTTATGCTGATATTGACCAATCACACAAAGGAATAATATATCAGGCTACTAACTGGTACTTTGTAGGAAAGGTTTATGAAAATAAAACTGATAGCAGTTGGATCATAAACGGCAAGCGTATTCACGGGCGTAGGATTTCAGATATTATAAAGCAAAAAGGAGGATTGAAAGGAATATCAAGAAAAGATTTTATACTGAAAAATTTAGACAAGAACGCAACTGAATATGTTACAAAAGGCAAAATAAAATATCTATATCCTTTATGTAAGGAAATGAAAAAACTTTGTGAAACAATCAAAAAACCTTATTCAGAAATATGAATAACACCCCACAATATAGACAACAATGGATATTAGAGGAACTCAAAAAGTCTCCTCTATTGTCGTATGGGGAGATGTGGGGTAAATATGAGGTAAAGTGGGGTAAAGGCAAAACTACCTTTGATAAAGACTGGAAACAAGCTCAAAAACAGCTTCAGGAGTGGCAAAATTCAATCAATGCAGAGGTAGCGAAACAAGTGGTAAGCGCAGAAATTGAAGTGCGAAAAAAGGACTTATTAGCAAAATTTGACGCCTTGAAGATTTTAGCCGACATAGCAAAAGGAAAGGGTAGAGAGATTGACGGGGAGAAGTTTTTTCCTTCGTATCGTGAACGCATTTCAGCAATCACACAACTCGCTAAAATGGAAGGATGGGATGCTCCTATAAAGCAAGAGGTTAATGGTGATTTTAGCATATCAGAAGTTAAGATAGTATGGGAGGGCGAACCTGATGAGTAAGATAACAATTACACCAAAAGGCAATAGAAAGCAATATGAATGTGTTAGGGTGTGGTATGACACAACAACGGATGAGATACTTTACGGAGGCGCAAAGGGAGGGGGCAAGTCTTTCATAGGTTGCTCACTTATATTAGCCGACGCTCTAATGTATGCAGGTACTCAGTATTTCATTGCTCGAAAACAACTTAATGATTTGAGACGGTTCACCATACCGAGCATTCACGAGGTACTGAATGGGTGGGGTATACCGCAAGATGCGTATAAGTACAATGGGCAGGATAACTATTTTGAATTGCATAATGGTTCACGGGTATTACTGTTAGATTGTAAGTATTTACCAAGCGACCCTCAATATCAGCGATTAGGCTCAATGCAATTTACACGCGGTTGGATAGAAGAGGGCGGGGAGTTTGATTATGATAGCTATTCGAACCTTAAAATATCAATAGGGCGATGGAAGAATAGGGAATATAACTTGAAAGGCAAATTACTGATAACCGCTAACCCGTCTAAGAATTTTCTGTATAAAGAGTTTTATACACCTTACAAGGAGGGTACTTTGAGCGCACGAAGGGCTTTCATTCAGGCGTTACCGTACGATAATAAGATGCTGCCCAAAGAGTACATTCAGAATTTGGAGAGCACATTACGAGGGCCAGAGAAGCAGCGATTATTGCACGGGCTATGGGAGTATGATGATGATCCGAATGCGTTATGTGATTACGATAAGATATTAGCAGTATTTGGCAACGACCAAATAGCACAAGATAGCACTATGTACCTAACTGCTGATATAGCACGATTTGGATCTGATTTGTGTGTTATTGGTGTTTGGAGAGGCTGGGAACTGATAGAGATACACACAATGGCTACTTCAGCAACTACAGAGATACAAGCACTCATTAATACATTGCGAATGAAGTACAATATTCCAAAGGGTAATTGCATTGCTGATGAGGATGGTGTAGGAGGCGGTGTGGTAGATAATACGGGCATTGTAGGTTTTAAGAATAACAGCACCTCGCTTGAAGAGAATGGGCAACCTACTAATTACAAGAACTTACAAACACAATGCTTATACAGATTAGCCGAGCGTATCAATAGCAATGATATATACATTAGTGCTGAAGTATCAGAACGCACTAAGGAGATGATTACTGAAGAATTAGAGCAAATCAAAAGTGATAATAAGGACGGGCAAAAGTTATCGGTAATAAACAAAGATACTGTTAAACAAGCAATAGGACGAAGCCCTGACTATAGGGATATGCTGCTAATGAGAGAATATTTTGATTTGAAGCCGAGAAAAACATTTAAACCTATATTCAGACGATGAGAGTATACGAATTTCTGCAACTATCAGAAGAAATGCAAAGAGGTATTTTGCCAGTTTTGAAAGTGCTAAAACCTCTACCTAACTACATTAGTAGGTGTTGGTTTAAGAAACACATACACGGGGTGAAAGAAAGCATTACTGAATTGACCTTTGGCGATGTAAATACGATAAAAAGGGAGGTAATGCGAGGTACAACTGAGGGACTAATGAATGCTTTTGAGATGGTCTATAAATGTACTAAGAAGGATATGATGAAGATGAATGTTGTGCGGTTTTATCGTTGTATGATATTTATCACTAATGAAGTGAATAAGGTGATGAGGTTAGAGCAGCATCATTGGAAGGTAGCCCCTACAGAGTATGATGGTAGGCTACAAGAAGCAGGTGTTAAGGAATTAGAGATGTTTGGCGATTTGCCGATGATTGATAGCCTTGCTGGTGGTGATATTCTTAGATACAACGATATTGAGGGGCTCAATTACTTGGAAGTGCATTACGTCTTATGGTATAGGGCTATTCAAACAAATATACAGAATAGATTTCAGAAGTTAATGGCAAATAAATAGGATATGAAAGAGGTATTACAACAGATAGCAAACAATAACGGCTGGGCATTTGAGTACGGTCGGCAGGATTACAACAACTTAGAAGGGCAATCGGGGAAGGAGTTTTATTTGTTTCTTGATGTGCCTGAAGTGTCTATAACGTTTGACGACTACTCTGCACCTATAAAGCGTACTTATTCAGGAAGGTTTATGCTACTTAAGCATTCAGATTTTGATAGGGTGTATGATAGTCAGATGGAGAATGATGCTACAGAGGGCAAATACGAGCAATATATTAAGCCTTGCAAAGAGGAGGTAATGAAGATTGCGAATGCCTTTTGCGGGGATTACTCGATTGCTTCGTGGCGTATTATTGAGGTTATTAATCAGTTCAGTAATAATTTTGATGGGGTAATCGTTAATTATCAGGTAGCGATAAGCGAATAAAAGATGAAACAGCCTATTGAGATATTGCATAAGGAGTTGGAGGCTCTGAAAGATGACCTAATACGCAGATATGAGGAATTAGGAATGAAAGCCAGTGGCGCGTGGGGGCAATCGTTGCAGGTGCAAACTGATGAGGCAGCAGGATTGCTGAAGGGTACGATTTCAGGTGAGGGATATACGTACTATATGCAGCACGGACGCAAGGCGGGGAATTTGCCGCCTATTGCTGCAATTGAGCAATGGATAAAATCTAAAGGCATTCAGCCGATAGAGAAGAAAATGAAAGTATCAGGCTTGGCGTGGGCGATTGCTAAGAAGATAGCAAGAGAGGGCACGAAGAGAAGTCGCAATGAGGATAAGCCTGCTTTTATTGACGAGGTGATAACAGGTGAGAAGGTACAAGAGATAATCAATAAGGTGGGCGAGGGCTATATAGGGGCTTTTACGAGTGAGATTATTAACTTTTTAAAACGTTTTTAAGATGGATTTTTTAACTACAGACTACTGGGGGGGATTTAGTGGAGTTCCTTTGCGAATTAGATTAGAAGATGTTGATAAGGAGAAACTGAAGAATGATGGGGTATTTATCATTAGAGCGTCTTTTGTGAAGATGACAAACGAGACTATAGGGAAAAAGACGGTAGAGATAAAGAAGCATTACCTATACAGAGAAAATGAGAGTGTGGTGAATGTGGATTTTGGAGCGGTATTTAAAACAGCCTTCTTCTCATACACAGAAGTGAGTGGTTATCAGATAAGAGCAACAAGCATACCGATAGAGGTAGAGTTGCAGGCTACATATAAGGACGGTAATGAGATAAAAGAATTTGAGATTACAGAAGGCGTAAAGGTGATAAAGAACGAGTTTAGGATTTTTCCTTCTACTTTCTCAAGTATTTTGGCTAACAATAAATGGTACAATACGCGTATTTGCAAAGACCTTGATAGGGCAAATGGTGTATATACTACTTACTTCAGAGGTTACCCACAGGACGATGTAGTATTAGAGGTTACTAATAAGGGAGCGGTGGATTACAAAGGGATACCTCGATATGAATATAAGAAGGTGGATAGGGTAATTGACCAGTGTGGGGTGTTTGTTGTATGGAGGAATGCAGCAGGTACATTTAGTTATTGGCTCTTTTCGAATGAATATACAGAGGAGTTGAAGACGAAGCAACTGGGGCAAATGATAAAAGGCACACGTATAGGCATTGGTGATAGATTTTCGCTATTACATTCGCTGGGGAGTACAGCAGTGAAGCGTTGGACGCTGAAGAGTGAAGTAGCGGTTATGGAGAATGAATTGGACGAACTGCAAAGCCTATTATATAGCAGCGAGGTGTATGTATATAGGGGCGAAAAAACAGTTGGAGATAACAATGATTTGAATGCTGAACTATTTGAAAGGGTGATTGTAGTAGAAGGAACGCAAAAGTTTGATATAAACAAACAATTGTTATACCCTTTTGGGGTAACGATAGAATTTGAGCCAGAGAGAACAATACGAGAATTATAGGTTATGACTGAATTATATATTGATGGTAATAGGGCCGAGATGGGCGATAAGGGGTTTGCTTATACGTTGCAGGTGAATGATATGTTTAACTTTGAAACGCGTGAGGTAGGCTACTCTGAAACGGTATATTTGCCGGTAACGGCTGCCAATCGTCTTATATTTGACTTCGCAGAAATGTCTGAAGGTGATAATAAGGGGGCTTATAAGGTATATAGGGTAGATTATTACGTAAATGGGGTGCTGATTGTCGGTAGTGGCAATGGGTACTTGATAGGAGTACGTGATGATGCTTATATATTTGAGTTTAAAGACAGCGGTAGGGAGTTGTACCAATACCTTATGAATAGGGATATTAAGGGGGTGAACGGACTTATTGATGGGAGTGCTGAGCGGTCATTGGATAAGATAGTAAGAGCGCACACAGAGGACAACGTAGGCACAAGGGAACTTATATACTTGGTAGGAAATTATGGTGATGATGCTGAAAAGAGGAACGACAACGGGGTATTACAAGTATATAGGTTTGATAACACGCCTCTTTCTATCAGTTTTGATAGGGTGTTTAGGTTGGTGCAGCAGGATAGCGGTTTTAGATTTAGGGGCGCAATGTTTAATACGTTTGATTGGAAGAATGCTTATATTGCTTCTTCTAATATAAAATATAATGATATAGTTGATAAAGAGGTTTTTAAAGCATTAAATTGGTGGGGTTTTGTTGGAGAACTATCTAAATATGGATTTAAAAAAGGAATTTATGACAACAATATATATGTAGCACACGAAAGCCAGGGAATAGAACCTTTTACTATTAAAGAGGAAGGTTATTATAGGGTTAGTTTTATATGTGATAAATTATACTCAGAACAAGGTACTGTGATAGCTCAACTTGGTATTGATTCTACTCAATCGTGGTTAGAAGAGATTAATGTATCTGAAGAAGGTTGGGAAAAAGTGAATTACAACAAAACTTTATACTTTCAAGAAGGAGATAATATATATATACAGGGGGGTATTAAAAATCGTAAATATGGAGATGGAGTAAGAGCAAATGGAGGTATTTTTAAAATTGAAAAGATAAAAGGGAATGACAATTTGTCTGTACTTGTGTCGGACTTTGCTTTAACAGACTTATTTAAGGAGGTATTTAAATTATTTTCTTTGACGCCCATCAGAGATAGGCAAACGGGGGTGTATGACTTCTTCACCTTATCAGAAAGGGTAAATGCTCCTGTGATAGATTGGAGTAGTAAGTTTGTAAGAGTGAAGGAGGTGAAGTATCATAGTGCGAACTACGGGCAGAAGAATAATTTTCTTTATAAGAAATACGATGAGGAGAACGATTATAAGCAAAGGAATAATGATGGGGTAATACACTTTGACGACAAGGTGCTTGATGATAGGAAGGATTTTAGTAGTAAGTTTTTTAGTCCTATGAATGACAAGGAGAACGAAATGGATGTGATGGAGTTTTTCACTAAGGAGGTAAAAAAGAAAGAGGACGAGACAACTGAAATAGAGTATAAGGAGAAAACAGGACGATGGCACGTGTACGCTACTAAGGAGATAAAAAATGAAGTAACCTTTTCTTTGAGAGCAAAGGAAGAAGGCGGTGGTGTGGAACGGTATTTTGTGCCTAACTTTGAGCCTTTCAAATGGGACAACCTTCTAAATACTTACTACAAGGATTTGCCGAGAGTAGTGGAGCGAATGTACTGCGTAACGGTGGAAATGAACTTAAATGAGATTGATGTAATGGAGTTTTCGTTCTTCAGTAGGATATACGTACAGCAGTTGGGGAGTTACTTTATGCCTAATAAGATAAAATATAAAACGGAAGGTATGGCAGAGGTAGAGATGATTAAGATTAGATAATTAGAAATAATAACGATATGGAAAGAATAAATATAGCACAGGTAGATATTGATGTGGACGCACTGATTGGTAAGAGTGCAGAGGTGAGACAAAAGCTGATGGAGATTGGTGGTGAACTGAAAGAACTGAAAGGGCAGTTTGATAAAGGGGACATATCGGTGCAGGAGTACACACGCAAGGTATCGGAATTGACAGCTATTCAGAAAGTGAACCGTGATGAGTTGCGTGTATATGATACACTGGTAAAAAACCACATCAGCACAGAGGCTACAAAGATGAAACAGAATGAGACGATGAAGGGCTCAATCAAAGAGATTAGTGCTGCTCTATCGCAAAATAAACTTATCTACCAGCAATTGAGCGAAGAGGAACGTGAAAATGCTGATGTAGGGGGCAAACTGTTAGCGGTTATTCAGGAACAGGATAAGAAGTATAAGGAGTTGCAAAAGAGCATTGGCAACAATCAGGTAGATGTAGGGAACTACAGGCAGGCGATATTAGATGCTATTGGGGATAATCAAGCATTCGGAACCTCAATGAATAGCGTTATTAATAACTTTAACACGATGAAAGTGCAGATAATAGCACTTGCTAATCCGTTTGTGAATTTTGTACAAACAGGAAGATTAGCAGCACCAGCAATGAATGCTGCTGCTGTTGCTACAAGCAAGACTTCGCTGGCTATGAAAATACTAAGAGGGGCGGTTATAAGTACGGGTATAGGGGCGTTGGTGGTAGCATTAGGCTCTTTGATTGCGTACTTCACCAGCACACAGGAAGGCATCGACAAGGTGAATAAGGTGCTAACGCCTCTGAAGGTACTTTTTCAAACTCTCTGGGGGGTGGTGCAGAATGTAGGTAAGGCGTTAGTGGAGGCTTTCACACACCCTAAGCAGTTGCTTTTAGATTTAGGGCGGTTTATGCAAGAACAAATCATTAACAGGGCTACGGCTATAATAGATGCTTTCAAAGGATTAGGTAATATACTAACGGGCAATTTTAAGGAGGGCTTTAAGCAGGTAGGCGACGCTGCCTTGCAAGCGGCTACTGGGGTAAAAGATGTCGTTGGAAAGGTGAAGGAAGCCGGCAAAGCAGTTAGTGATACGATTGGCGAGGCTATCAAACGAGGGCAACGGATTGAAGAGATAGGTGTAAAGTTAGCGAGTTCAGAGGCTGATTTTGTTAAGCAATCAGAGGCTTTGAAATTGGAGTTTGCAGAACAAAATCAGATAGCAAGGGACACAAGCAAAACGATTAGTGAGCGTGAGGCTGCTGCTAAGAAGAGTATTGAGATACAGAAGCAGATTAACAAGTTAGTAACAGATCGCAATAACTTGGAAATAGAGCGAATGGAACTGCAGCAACAAAGTAATGATACGAGCGATGCTGAGCGCGCTGATTTGGAGAGAAAAAAGGCAGAAAACAACAAAGCAAAGGCAGAACAGATACAGAGCGAAATAGCGCAAACAAAGGTACTTAACAGTATTCGCAATACAGCAAGACAAGAACAAGAGGCAAAGAATAAGGAGGTGGCAGATAAGGCTCGAAAACTCTTGGAGGAAGAACTTAAGTGGCAAAAGGAGGCGATAGAGGACTATGTAAAAACTAATTCAGCGGTAGCAAAGTCCCTACAGGAACGCATCGATATTGAGGAAAAGGGTATGAGAGACCGCCTCGCTATATTAGAGACTGAAAAGACTAAGGGGCTAATAAAGCAAAGGGACTATGAGAAGCAGAAGAAAGAGATTGAGCAGGACTACCTGAAAGTAAGGAACGAATTAACGATTGAGGCGGTACAGAAAGAGGCTGAGCAGTACGAGGCGCAAAATAAAACTAAGATTAACAGTGAAACACGCCTAACGGTTGAACTTATCGCACAGGAACAAGTACGACAAGATGCTATCTATCAAAAGAAGGTAGAGGCGTTGGAGAAGGAGAAGAAACTGAAGCAAGATGCTAATGAATGGGACTATAATGCAGAGGAGGAGCATCAAAATAAATTGCGTACGCTACAAGAGGAGCACGACACTCAAAGCAGAGATTTGAAGAAACGAGCGAACGAATTAGATAAAGAACAAAGAAAATTAAATGCTGATTTGGATTTTCAGGAACGCATCGCTCGTTTGGAGGCTGAGAATGCGAGCGAATGGGAGATTAAATATGCACAACTTGAGAATGAGAACGCACTCGCACTTGAGAAAGCCGATGAGCAGCACCAGGCGGGGCAGTTGAGTGATGAGCAGTACGAAAAGACTTTAACTACTATAAGGCTCAATTATGCTAAAAAGAAAAAGGCAATAGATGAGGGCGTAGAGATGGCAAAACTTCAGGCTTTTCAATCGGTATTGGGGCAAATGAAAGGATTGTTTGGCGAGCATACTGCATTGAGCAAGGCAGCAGCGGTGGCTGAAACTACTATTAATACGTATATGGCAGCGCAAAAGGCATATTCGTCAATGGTGGGCATTCCTATTGTAGGGCCAGCGTTGGGTGCAGCAGCGGCAGCAGCAGCGGTAGCATCGGGTATGATGAATGTACAAAAGATAGTGGATACAGAGACTGACAAATACGAGGCCGGTGGTCTGATAGTAGGTAAAAGCCACGCATCAGGAGGAGTTCCTTTTACAGTTGCAGGTCGAGGAGGCTTTGAGGCTGAAGGAGGGGAGTATATCATAAACAAACGCGCAACGGCTATGTACTTCCCAGTATTGGAGGCTATTAATAATAGTGCTGGTTATGGTAGTTATAACCCCGTGTATATGGCAGCAGGGGGTGTGATTAAGCAGCCTACCCCTGTACAAACTGAGATAAAGGAATTAAAGATTGATTTTGATAAAATGATGAATGCTATTAGAGAGGGTGCAATGCAGGGCACACAGCAAGGAGCACAAGCAGGAGCGTACGAGGGTGCGCGCGCAGGTAGCCTTGAGGGCGCAATGCAAGGGGCGTACGAGGGTGCTACATTAGGCACAACTACGGGGCTAACAGAGAGTGCCCTACGAATTAGCGATAACGAGTTTGCAAGGAGGTCAGCAAGTATATGATTAAACTAAAAGCAATATTAAAGGGTTGGGAAAACTATATATTCCCCAACCCTGAAATGGAAGCAAAGGCAAAGGAACGAGCAAAGATATGCGCTGGTTGTCCTATGGCTAAGAAGGGTACATACCAACAGCTAATGGAAGATTACACTCTTAAAGAGGTTAAGGGTATGAAGTGCAAGGCGTGCGGGTGTCCGCTATCAACCTTGCTACGACAAGATGAAAAAGGGTGCGAACTTAATAAATGGGAATAACTATGAATGTATATGATAAATTAAAACCTATGGAAAACGACCTTCGCTTGATATACAAGCACGGAGGTAGGGTTGCGTGTGAGATATTTCGCGACCTTGAGATTTATGAAGCATTTCAAAAAAGTAACGCCCCAAAGATGGAGCGTTATACAAATATATCTGAGCACTTCAAGATAAGCGAAAGCCTTGTTCGTGCTATCATAAAACAGATGAATAAAAAAATTTTGTAGTTAAACTTACCACGATACTTACCACTTGCTTTGTAAGTATTTGATTTATAGATGTTTATTTGTTGTTTTTTATTCGTAGTTAAAATCGATATACTTCTTTATCTTCTCGCCGTTATAAGTAGTTACCATGCCCAGCGCATCGGCAGAGGCAAGAGTAAGGGTACGCTTCTTAAGGTGCAAAAAGCTCAATACCCCATCGAGGCGCGCCAAGAAGCGCAACATCTGATGCGACACACGCTTAG